TGATGTTGCTAAGTGGGGTATTAGCGATCGTGTGTGGATCTATGATAACGAACCACGTAATAAAGACATCGTTTCCCGAATATCAAAATGTATCAGTGATGGAGAAAAGGTAGTCATCTGGCCATCTACAATAAATGAAAAAGATATTAATGATATGGTTTTATCTGGACTTGATGTGAAGTCTGTGATAGAATTAAATACTTACTCTGGATTAGAAGCAAAACTTAAATTTACTACCTGGAAGAAAATATGAGCAATGGTACAAAAGTAGTCAAGAGAAATGGAAATGTTGAGTCTCTTGATTTGGATAAAATGCATATAATGGTCGAAGAGTCTTGTAAGGGACTTGCTGGAGTTTCTGCAAGTCAAGTCGAAATGACATCGGGAATTCAATTCTACGATGGAATCACAACTGGTGAAATTCAAGAAATCTTAATTCGTTCTGCTTCTGATTTGATTGATTTGGATCATCCAAATTATCAGTATGTTGCTGCCCGACTTCTTCTCTTTTCTGTAAGGAAGCAACTTTACGGGAAGATGAAAGAACTTCCTACACTTGAAAACCACATTATCGATTGTGTATCTGCCGAAGTTTACGACAGCGATATCTACAATAAGTATTCTCAAGAAGAAATTGCTAAGGCAGATTCATTTATTGACCACGATCGAGATTATCTGTTTACATATGCAGGACTTCGCCAAGTTGTAGACAAGTATCTTGTTCAAGACAGGAGTGGTGGTGGAGTATATGAAACTCCTCAGTTCATGTATATGATGATTGCTCTGACTATTTTCGCAGAGTATCCCAAAGAAACCAGAATGTCATATGTCAAGAGGTATTATGACGCAATCTCCAAGCACAAAATCAACATCCCAACTCCCATCATGGCAGGAGTTAGAACGCCACTTAGACAATTTGCTAGTTGTGTTCTTGTTGATGTTGATGACACCCTCGATTCTATCTTTAGCAGTGATATGGCTATTGGTAGATACGTTGCACAGAGGGCGGGAATCGGCATCAACGCTGGTAGGATCCGTGGCATCAACAGCAAAATCCGAGGGGGAGAAGTTCAACACACAGGTGTTGTACCATTTCTCAAGAAGTTTGAAGCAACTGTCAGATGCTGCACGCAGAATGGCATACGAGGTGGATCCGCGACGGTCCACTTCCCAATCTGGCACCAAGAAATAGAAGATATTTTGGTTCTTAAGAATAACAAAGGAACGGAAGATAATCGTGTTCGTAAACTTGATTATTCAATTCAAATTAGCAAGTTGTTCTATGAAAGATTTATTCAAGACGGTGAGATTGCGCTTTTCTCGCCGCATGATGTTCCTGGACTTTATGATGCTTTCGGACTCCCTACTTTTGACGCTCTCTATGTACAATATGAGAATGATCCGTCCATTAAGAAAAAAACTGTTAAGGCACAAGAACTCATTCTTAACCTTCTCAAGGAGCGTGCAGAAACGGGTCGTATCTACATTATGAACATTGACCATTGCAATTCTCACTCATCCTTTAAGGATAAAGTTGAGATGAGTAATTTGTGTCAAGAGATCACACTTCCCACTTATCCAGTTCAGCACATTGATGATACTAGTGGAGAAATTGCACTTTGTATTCTTTCCGCTATCAATGTTGGAAAGGTTAAGTCTGATGAGGAACTTGAGGAACTTTGTGATCTTTCAGTTCGTGGTCTTGAAGAACTGATTGACTATCAGAAGTATCCAGTAGCAGCGGCAGAGATTGCTACAAAGGCGCGTAGATCCCTTGGAATCGGTTATATTGGGTTGGCACACTATCTTGCCAAACTAGGGTTTAATTACGATTCTCAGTCCGCCTGGGATGCTGTACACAGTCTTTCCGAGGCATTCCAGTATTACCTTCTCAAGGCATCCAATCAACTTGCTAAGGAGAAGGGGCATTGTGAATATTTTGGGCGCACCAAGTATGCCGAAGGAATTCTCCCAATCGATACTTACAAGACCGATGTTGATGAAATTACTTCCATTAAGTTAGAGAATGATTGGGAAACTCTTAGAGCATCTATCTTGGAACACGGTCTCAGGCACTCAACACTGTCCGCACAGATGCCATCGGAGAGCAGTTCCGTTGTGTCAAACGCAACAAATGGAATTGAGCCACCTAGAGGATACTTGTCCATTAAGAAGTCCAAGAAGGGTCCACTTAAGCAGATTGTCCCTCAATATCAATCTCTTAAGAACAATTATACGCTTCTTTGGGATATGGAGTCCAATCGCGGTTATATTAATATTGTTGCTGTGATGCAAAAGTTCTTTGACCAAGCGATTTCTGGAAACTGGTCTTATAATCCAGAGAACTACCCAGACAATGAAGTTCCAGTCAGTGTAATGGCAAATGACTTTTTAACTACATACAAGTACGGGTGGAAAACTTCTTACTACCAAAACACTTATGATATTAAGACTGATGAGGTAGCAGAAGAGAAACCCAATCTTCAAGATTTGATTAGTGAGTTAAGTTCAGTAGAGGAGGGAGAGTGTGAATCCTGTGCAGTTTAAAATTTCTTCAACAGAAGAAAATCAAACCCAAATCAAAGGAATGACTGTTTTCAATACAGAAAAAGTGGATACCAAAAAGCAACCAATGTTTTTTGGTAAACCATTGGGAGTTCAGAGATATGATTCATACAAATATCCAATCTTTGAAAAACTGACTACACAACAACTAGGTTATTTCTGGAGACCCGAAGAGGTTTCTCTCCAGAAAGATCGTGGAGATTATCAAACTCTACGCCCTGAACAAAAGCACATCTATACTTCTAATCTGAAGTATCAGATTATGCTTGACTCTGTTCAGGGTCGTGGACCTGGGATGGCATTTATTCCATATTGTTCACTTCCCGAATTGGAAGCGTGTATGGAAGTGTGGGGATTTATGGAGATGATCCATAGTCGTTCATATACCTATATCATCAAAAATGTCTATTCCGATCCATCTGAGGTATTCGATACCATCATCGGAGATGAGCGCCTTCTAGAGCGTGCTAGAAGCGTTACAGAGTCTTATGATGACTTCATTCAAACAGCACAAAACTATGGTGCATCCAATGCCTGGTTGCACAATATTGAAGGAGTTTCATATGCAAAGGAAACAATCAATGATGTTAAACGAAAACTGTACAGAGCAGTCGCAAACGTTAATATTCTTGAAGGTATTCGCTTCTACGTTAGTTTTGCTTGTAGTTTCGCCTTTGGTGAACTTAAGCTTATGGAAGGATCCGCTAAAATTATTAGTCTCATCGCAAGAGACGAAAACCAACACCTAGCACTTACTCAGAATATTCTGAATAAGTGGAGAGAGGGTGATGATCCCGAAATGAAGCAAATTGCTAAAGAAGAAGAGGAATGGGTCTATGCAATGTTTGATCGTGCGGTAAATGAAGAAAAGCGTTGGGCAGATTATCTGTTTAAAGATGGTAGTATGATTGGACTTAACGACAAACTTCTTCAGCAATACGTAGAATGGATCGCAAACAGAAGACTTAAAGCAATTGGACTAAAACCCCAATACGATATTTCAGCAAACAATAATCCACTACCTTGGACTCAGCACTGGATTTCCTCTAAAGGTCTCCAGGTTGCTCCCCAGGAAACGGAAGTCGAGAGTTATGTAGTTGGCGGAATCAAACAAGATGTTACCAAAAATACTTTCTCAGGATTCCAATTATGATGAATGGTGCGAACAGGAAATCTTGAACGCATACAAAGAAGCAGCAGAATGTGATGAATATTTGTTTGGAGATTATAACTTTTCCAAAGAATGGTTAAATGATATCTAATAGATAGAGGAGAGCAATCTCCTCTTTTTTTATGCCTAAGAATCAACTGACCAAAGACGAAATAAAAGTTCGTGTTTTGAAATTGAAGAACAATCTTCACAACGATCACATTAGACCCGAAATGGATATGAAAGGACTCGCCCATAAATACCTGAACGAAGTTCTTGATATCATTGATGAGTACAGATATTGACTATGAAAATCCTTGGACCTACAATGGAAAAGAATTTGGTTCAAGTGATATTCTGGATTATTATGGTTTTGTATACCATATTCATTGCAACACAACTAATCGCGACTATATTGGTAGAAAATATTTCTGGAGCTTCCGCACTCCGAGAGGAAAGTCTAGAAAGGTTAAGGCAGAATCTGACTGGAAGTGCTACTATGGATCGTGCCCAGAACTCAAGGAGGATATAAAAAA